AATCAGTTCCATGTTCCATAACATAACCACCAGCATGTATCTTAAATCCTTTAAACTCAAGATGTCCCATACATACTGAACTCTTTGACTTTTTAATAAGTTTAAGTGTCTTTTCTTGATTCTCAGAATTAATCCAAGGTACTAAAAGAGTTTTTAAATTATCTAATTTTATTTCAGTCGCTTCAGAATATACTCTAATATTATCATACTCTCTCAATAACAAATCAATTGCATTTATATCATTTGTATTTTTATAATATGCTGTATGATTACCCACGATTGTATGAACAGTAATGCCCATATCACGTAATCTATCAAAATAATTATCCTTTGACCATGTTAGTGCAGAAAAATCAATACCTTTCCTACTATCAAAAGTATCACCCATATCAACAATGGTAGTAATACCTTCCTTCTCTAAGGTAGGAAAGAAAACATCCTCATAAAACTTCAGAAAATAATCATGAAAGAGTTTGGAATTTTTTCTTGCTCCGAAATGTTGATCAGTTATTATCGCTATCTTCATTTCTCTTTAGAACGATTAATCAAAGTAATAAAACGATCAGCAGCGAATGTACCAGCAAGACAAACATCAATCTCATCTCCATCTTTCCAATTTTCTGTCCCATCTTTCTTTGTGTGATTCATTGCTTCTTGAATTTTATCTATAAGTTCTTGAGTTAGTTTCATTTCTTCCTCCTTGGTACTTGAATTGTCCAAGAACCACCTTCTAAGTCAACCATCTCAAATTGTTTCTTATTCTTTTCAATCTCATTTAAATATGCTTCACGACCAGGTTCAGGTTGTATCTCACCATAATTGGGTTTATTAGGATCTTTTAAACCCATGTAATCATAGATTGCACTATCTACCATACCAAATAAAGTATCCCAAGTAAGTGTTTCTCTTAACTTAACTGCAATACGATCAACATCATTCTCATCAAGATACTCACCAGTTGCTACTGCATTTGAGTAATCTTCATACTGAGTCAAGAGTTTTGCTCTTGTTTCTACCAACTCATTAAGATTGATAGAAATCTTCACATCATCATCAAAAATCACTGGTACATCATCCTCGTTTGAACAGCATCTTTAATCTGATTATAATCAGAACTTGATCCAGCCATTAAACCATCATCTGTAAAGACTTCATCATAACCAGACCTTTCAATAATTTTAGTTTTTATTTCCAACTGTTTCTTTTCTTTCTGAATTCTTCTCAAAAATGCATAATGAATAATCTGAGTGAAATATGCAAATGGGTTTTTAGACTTTTCTGGATTAAAATTATTAATATACTGAACACAATTTTCAATACCATCACAAACCATATCATCTTTAAACATATAGTTTACAAAATTTGGTTTAAAAGAAAGATGCGTAGCAATCTTTAAGAAACACTCACCAAGGTAATTTGTGATACGTGGTTTAGCTTCGCCTCTAATTTCTGCTATTGCAACTTTATCCTTGTACTCAATTATAGCAGCAAGGAACTCTTTGTTATTAACGTAATGTTCAGATCGTTTACGTGTTCTCGGCATTATAGGAGGCATGTATTCGGTTTACATCATATCAATATTATACACGAATGTGCAAAGCTTGACAAGTACCAAAAATATGATTAAACTAACTCTGTTAGGAGTGAAGGAAAAATAATAGCTACTGTTTGGGACTTTCTTTAAATATCTTTTCAAGAACGTTTCTTGCATCTTTAACACTTGAAACGTAACCCATTTCTTTCGAAATATTTTTTAAATGGGGTTTTGGTTCAACTCCATTATAATAAGCATCTACAAATTTTTCATAAGATTGGATTACATCATTTTCTAAAATCTCACATGTAGTGATTACTTTTTCCATTTCCACTATATATGTATGTTCTCTTCCTGTTTTAATCCAAGGTTCGATTTTAATTATATTAACTCCTGGTCGGCGACCAAAAGTACTGGTCATCATAGCAGGACATTCTAATAACAGTTTATCACTATCTTCTACTGGTGACAACTTTGCAACTATCTCTTCTCCCGATACTAATTTAATAACTCCGAAAAATTTATCAGTCATTTTTTTAACTCTATAGTGTGTATCTCATAATCAAAATTTTCTTCATTGTAAATTTTAACTCTCTCCATTAAGTGATTAAGTGTATAATTTTTTAGAGAACCATAAGTTATATCATCTGCAATATCAAAAAGAATAGCTCTATTCTTATTGTTCCCCTTTCTCAAAACTCGACCTATACTTTGTAGATTTCTAATTTTTGATTTATTTGGTGATGCAAAGATAACATTATGAAGGTTTTTAATGTTAATCCCAGTTGAAAAGGTTCCATAAGAGGCAATAATGATTGCATTGTTTTCATTTTCTGTAATCTCTCTAACTTGTTCCCTTTCAAAAGTTGCAATTCCTCCGTGAACAAAAAAACATCTTCTATTATCTTCCTTGCTACTATTTATTAAATCATATAATATTTGTCCATGAGATTCAACTCTGGTATAAAGTATTAAAGTATTACCTTTTTGATCTATTGTTAAATTTTTAATAAAATTATTTCTTTGTTCATGACTAATTAAATACTGTATTTCATCTTCATACGTACCAAATTTTTTTGCTTTATGTTTTAAGATTAATATTTTAATATTTAATTTGGACAAATAACCCTTGTCCATTAATTCATCTGTTTTAATAATTTTATGAGATGGTCCAAATAATCCTTCTAAGACCCACTTATGCGTCTGTGTGCCGTCTAAAGTACCAGTAAACCCATATCTATACTTACAATCTAATAATTTAGTCATAATGCTGACTAAAGATTTTGATTTAAATAGATGTGCTTCATCACCAATAACAACATCAAACCTCTTAAAAAACTTTTTTTCTAACTTGTAAACTGATTGCCAAGTTGTTATAATAACAGGATGATCGGTTTCTTTTTCCTTTCCAGCATAAATTCTATGACAATATTCTTCGACATTCCAACCATAATCTATAAAATCCTTATACATCTGTTCTACAAGAGACGTAGTGGGAACGACAATTAAAACTTTTCTTTTATGTTCAAGATGATATCTTGTTAAACTGTAAATCATTAATGACTTACCTGATGCAGTAGGTGATATTAATAATTTACGATTATGTTTTAATGCATCAAAGACTCCTTTAATTTGATATCCCCTTGGTTTATGATTAGATATACTCTTCATATAATCAGCAACACCTTCTGGAGATATCAATTCATTAATTTCAAAAGGTAAACCATAAAACTTATTACCTTCAAAATCATAAGTATATCCTTGACGATTGCAAAATGATATAACTCTATCTGTTAGACCTGTATATAATTCATTTTTTCTGATATCAAAAAGACGAATTTTTCCATCCCAATATTTGTTACGATATTGAGGCATGAACTTAGCACCAGGAACTTCAAACGTAAAATGGTCTGAAAGTTCATGATAAACATGTTGTTCAGATTCTACCGTAATGTATACTTCATTCTTCTTTTTGATTACCAAATGTGTCATGAATAACCTGCCTGAAATTTATGCCATTCAATAGAATTTTTAATTTGGTATGTTCTATTAGAGATTTGTTTTAAAATACTTTCAAGATAATTAATCATTACTTCATAATATTCTATCTTCAATGATACTTCTGATAATTTCTCATCAGCATCAAGATACTTTTGCATAGTATCTTTATCTCTAATCTTTTTGGGAAAAGGATTATCTATGTAGACATCTGGGTCTGCCTTACCAGAAAAATATTCGTACCGTTCGTGTCTTATATTTTTTTGTAAGTTTTGTGCTTTAGTTTTTAAAAGTATTAAGTTGTTTAGTATTTCGTGATATTTTGCATGAAGTTGAGGAACCTTAATAGATTCTTCGTGCATATTGTCAATATCAATTTTCGAGTCTGTTTCCCACATAGACTGAATCATATCAAGATCAATTTTCATAAAGTTTTACCGAACTCTGCTCCTATTAGGTCTGTTGTCTAATCTAATACCATTCTTATCTGTAATTGTGTAAATGGTATATTTAAAAGTTACTTCTGCAGTAAAATAATTATAATCCCTTTCTGATGCATCAAATTCTAATGTAGAAAGAGAAACTGGAAATGCATCTGTAAAATTAATAATTCTATTAGGTTGATAATTACTACTTAATATTTGAAGAGACATATCTGAAAATTCAAACCATCTTTCATCAGTATTATTTTTAATTTTTGATCTGCCAGTTGGATCATCTTTTTCCAAATTTTGATATTGTTCTACCGATTCTGGATATCCTAAACCAGTTATCCAATTATAAATTTGAAGATAATTCTCCATGTTCTCATCAATTAAAAATCTAACTGAGAAATCATCATACAATACCTTATCACCAGGTACAGGAATATCCTTCAAATAAGTTGGTTGAACTGCTGTTCCCATACTTATCTGTGGAATATTAGCTGATTGACAGAGAAAGTCAACTTTGGGTGCTTTGGATAGTATTAATTTAAAACCAACAGGAGATAAGTAGTTCCTGTTAGCCACTTGTCTTCCGAATGGTGTCTCAGTCATTTTTTATTTTTCTTAAGTAACTTTTTCATCATCTTAGCAAAACGAACTTCTTCCTTAGAATAATAGTCAGGATGTTTTTTTGCTATTTTGATGATTTTCTTTGCGTACTTTCTATCTGATTTTAAGTGTTCGTGGTCTGGTTCCATACCAATGTTTACAAACGCCGTCTTGCACTCTCCATAAAGGCAGTAAGTGCATCAAGTTGTTCTTGAACACCTTTAGTATCAGAATCTCCACCCCTATCTGGATGTGAATCTTCTTGAAGTTTTGCTACTGCTGCTTCTAATTTTTGAAGTCTTGCTTCAACTTCAACATCATATTTTGACATTGAGGCACCAGTTGCAGATTTTGAGGCTTGTCCTTTTGCTGCCATAATTTTAAATAGGTTACTGATCTATTTAGTCTTGATCTCTAAGGTCGTTATGTAAATTTTCAGTTGCATCTCTTTCTATCTGTTCTACTAATTTTGATTTAGCTGCCTTTACACCTGCTAAACGTTGTTCAAATGTATCTTCTATTCGAGTATACATTCTCAATTGCCATTCACGATATTCTTTAATGGTCTTTCTTGCTTTACAGAACATTGCATTAACAGAACTTAACATAAATTTATTTATAAATATTTTTTTAAAACTGTGAGGGAAGGAGTCGAACCTTCAAGTCCCGCCAGAGACATCAGTTAAACAGACTGACACGTTTACCAATTTCGTCACCTCACAATGGAGGCTCTATGAAAGAGCACTCATTAGACGTTGCATCCCGATTCCTCCACCACTTCTAGGGAAGA